GAGAAGTCTCCCCGACGCCAAAGGCCACGGCGTCGGTAGTTGAAAAATGCCTGTTAGCAATCCACCTCGTGCTTGAATTCTACGGATGCACGCGCTGTGAAGTCACAAGGAAAACACAGCAGCATTGGGAAGCCTTGGTAGAGGCTGCCGGCGGGGACTGGGTAAAGGTCGCAAAATACAAACTTGCGGCGTTCTACGCAGTCCACACCGGCCAGCCAATTCCAAAGGCCCCTTTTGCATCTAGCACGAGATGGGACCGCCCAGATTTCCTGGTCGGGGGAGGAATGGGAAGATGGCTCCAAAAGAAACTGAAAGACCAAGATCAGAAACTCAGCATACTAACCTCGCTTAAACAAGCGAAGAAAGGAATGCCTCGTCCCAACAAGCAGCGACTGCTCGCTGCCGAGGACGAGTTTCTTGAGCATATGACCAAGGTCCACCAGATGCCAGCAGTACACGGCCCGATCGTGAAGCAATGGGCGGAGCAAGACGCGCTACCGTCGAATGTTGAGAATGAACTCAACTTTCAGACGATGGAGCGACAGCTGCGCCGTACTGTTCGCGAAGTGCTTACGAAGACTATGAGCACAACGGATCGTATACAGGCATTCTTTCCGAGTACCAGCGCGAATTATATCAACAGTCGCGATGGCGCCGGAGCCATTGGTGTATTACTTCAACACCAAACCCTCCTCACCGGACTAAGACGTCCAGGTGGATACCTACAGGCAAGTGTACACGAAACCTCGCGCGATGAGGCAATTCGCAACGAGGAGGAGGAAGCAGTCGTGGTAAAAGCGCGTCACGCACGTCTTGATGCAGCATTTGAGACACTATTCTTTCGGATGTTTCGAGAGGCTCGCAAAGAGCCCCCTGATGTCAAACCGGTTGCGCTGCCCGAACCCTTAAAGGTTCGAATGATTACGGCAGGGCCACCGCTCCGACAAACAGTTCTCAGAAACTACTGGAAGTTTGTGCACTCACAGCTGCGTGAACACCCGTGCTTCTCACTTATCGGCGAGCCTATTACAGAGCTCGCTGTGCTAAACCGACTTGGCTACAACCTAGCAGAGGACGAAGTCTACATCTCTGGCGACTACGCCGCAGCAACTGATAACATTTACAGTGCTTACAGCGAGGTCGTAGGAGATGAAATTGCGTCCTGCATAGGGCTGGGTCAGGCGGAACGAGACCTATTCGTAACTGGTCTCACTCGACACAAATTCCCTGTCGAGGAGCAGAGTGAGAAAGGAAAAATAATGCGCGACTTACCACAGACTATCGGTCAGTTAATGGGGTCCATAGTATCATTCGTGGTGCTTTGCTTAATAAACGCGACTTGCTGCCGGTGGAGCATGGAGCTCGGACAGCGTGCAGTGTTATCACTGCGCGACTGCCGGCTCATGATCAACGGCGATGACTGCGTTCTACGGACAAAGCGCCCAGTGTACGAATACTGGCGGACCATCACTACCTTTGTCGGGCTCCAGGAGTCGATCGGCAAAACTTACGTCTCACGCGAGTTTATGGAAATGAACTCTACGTGTTTCGAAAGATATGCATTCGACCACCCGGTGCAGGACACTCGGAAAGACGGGACGCCAGTAACTCGCTACACGCGCCTCCGCATGGTACCATACGTAAACATCGGACTCGTTCTTGGCCTTAAAAGGTCAGGAGAGCGAAACGGTCTCAGCGACCAATCCGATGCTACGAATAACCTAGCGGCGCGCGCGCGCAAGCTACTGGACCTAGCACCACCCCAAATGCACGCGCAGATAATGAAGACCTTTCTACGCGTACACCGACCGACCTTTACAAAGACCCGTCTACCTTGGTTCATACCCGAGTGGCTAGGGGGCTTGGGACTTCCATTCTCGCCAGAATGGGGAATGCCGAGCGATCTTGATTTAAGAATCGCGCGTCGAATCCTCATTAACTGGCGGAGTGTCCGTCCGGTTTCCCTTTGCCACCAGGCAGCACCTTGGCAGACATGGTCAATTGCAGAGGCTAGCCTCCCGGCGCCAAACTACACAACGGAGAAGAACACAGAGACCGCTGCATACACCAGGCTAGTAGCCCGGAGATGCATAGACCTTTTGTTCGACTCCAATGTGTCTTTAGCCGAACTCTTTGCAAATGAAAAACAAAGAGATGCCGTAAAGAGCGCACTGAAACACAACGCGCGACTATGGAGAGTTAAGACGGGGAAAGTTACAAACCTCCCCCCTCCACTCCCAAAAGCCGCACTCGAGTTCCAAGCGCTCTACCCGACATATGGCGCCGCAAAACAACGTGTACACCAACTAATTTTACCGGGGTCGGATCTTGATTAAGTGTTACTAAGTGCAGCGTAGAGACTCTCGTCTACAAAACACGCCTTACTCTCGAC